GTATTTTGTAGTTCCAAATTTTTCATAATTGTATTTGATCTCATCTAATATAAGATCGAAATGTCGCTGATAGGTAAATTTAGGCTTACCTAAATTTTGGTGAGCACAGAATTTACACCTGAAGATGCAACCGCGACCTAATTCAATGGGCAAAGCTTCGCCCTCCATAATTGCATCATCGTCGTTAAATCTATGCGCAAGAGTAGTGATATTAAATTTTTTGTTTAGCAACGAAGACTTGTTTGCAATGCTCTGAAGCCATTCAACAAGTTGATTTTCCGAATCTCCGACAAATATCTTATCAAACAATTCCGGACTATAGGTTGTTCTCGCACCTCCCGAGATAATTTTAATATGCGGCCATTTGTCCCTTACACGAGCAAGAGTAGCTACAAGATTTGATGGCGGTATTCTTTTTGGTGACCAGAAGGTAGTTGAGACCCCGATAACTAATGTTTCTTCGGAGACAAAATGTTCCAGTAGATCAAATATTTCACCTTCAGATAGATATTGACAATAGTCGATAACTTGTGATCTAAAATTAAAATGACTTAGCCAATGTTTAAGCTGATAGCAGGATATAGATCGTGATAATCTGGTATTTTGGTTTGATGGTTCAGTCGGCCAAATGCCGTTTAGAAAAATAACATGACGCATTAGAGTTGGCCGGGATCGGTAAGATTTAATTTCGAAAATGCCCATTTGCGTTCATTGCATTGGAAACATTTATTGCAGCGGCCCTTTACTAATTCGGTGCAGGTATGAGAGAGTTCTAATAGTTCGGGCACATTTTCCCTATAGTAGAGATCGATGGTGCAATCTTTGGTAACTCCCCAGAATGGTAGTGCCACCCTCTTATAATTTGGTCGCGCCGCACGGATTGGTGCAAGTCCCTCAATCTCAATTGGCGGAATCCTATTTTCTGCAATATATAGAAAATCATATTTGTTTGTTGCAAGTAAATCATAAATAACTACCTTCACGACAATGTTATGCGGTAGATTTCCATCACCTACAACCACAGGTTCTGGAATTTTAACACCTAACTTATTTGCAACCCAACTTACAATGCGTGGAGAATAGTGTGCTCCTCCGTCCGGCCTCGGAACAGTAAATGGAATAATCCTATGATTAGTACCTAAATCTCTGTTCAATTTAGCAATGAGATAGAGAAGGATGGCTGAATCGGCCCCGCCAGAAATTGCGAATAGAATGTTTTTATTTTCGCCTTCGGGTAGATTAATCTCGATTTCTGCATTATCCGGGCCGCAAATATATTTCATATCATAACTCCTTAACTTATATTTATGGGGAGATAAATATGAATAGCTTGAACTTTGACAGAATATAATGTATAGTAACTTATTGTGGATACCGGTCGACCTGCCAAAATTTCCTGTTTCTAATAGGTTATTGCACCTATATCGCGATGAGGGATTTGCGTTTTGGAGCTTTGCAAGACTTACTGAAAAAAAAGATAGTCCATACGATATTGCAGATTGGAAATCAGAAGTAAAAGATCAGTTTCCGGAAATTATAGAATGGGCAAACTCACTGCCCATAGCATCCATTCGTAATGTCAAAATAAATCTACAGAATAGGTCGGTTAAACCTCATATTGACTTTACAATGCCGTATAAGAATCCCGTGTTGTGGAGTAACAATACTGTAAATGAACCTTGCGGATATAGGGTCCTATTACACGGAAAAACAATAAATACATTGTATATGATAAATTCTGCAGGCGAAAAAGTTTATTGTACTCAACCCGAAGATACAGATACCTATCTTTTACGTCATACCAATGGTATGCACGGTGTTGAAGATGACGAAGATCGCATCACGATGTACTTACATTTAGAGATCAATGCAGAGCAACATAAGAAGATTTTAGAAAAGAGTGTTGAAAAATATTCAAACTATGCGATTTACGACAAATGAGAAGCTTTTATAATCCGGATAAATTCTTCAAAAAGATGAAGAAGAAATCTGCGGTGCAAGAAATATTGGATAATATCGAGTCTTACACTGAAGAACAAATTCAAAGTTTATCAGGCCCGCATTTTCCGTTGTGGATTAAAGAACAATTAATTGAGTTAAAAAAGCGCACCGGAACTTATGCAGAAGATGAAGCAGAGAGGATTGCTGCCATAATGATAGCAGCAAGCAAGAAGTAATGGAAATTCCAAAAGAAGAGTTACCCGAATGGGCAACTAGCGGAGTAAGAAGTAATCCGCCACCAATTAAAGGATCTGAAGAAGAAACTATATGGAGATTAAAGTATGGTTCGGGACAGTCCTGGTGGGCATATTTGCAGAAGATGGCATTAGAAGGCAAGAAATAGTGAAATATATTTTCTAAATAATAGATAAAGGATCATAGTTCAATGAATAGAATAGACGAGTCCGAATCGTCCGGTGTGAGTTTGATTCTCGCTGATCCTACCATCCTATGAATTTAATGCAGAGGACAAAATATAGCTTTGATTTAGATACAATCAGAGATGAAGTTCGCTTTTATACAGAAAAATATCCACAACAACAGATTGGATTAACTCATAGCAGTGATGCTATGACGGTTGAAGAGAGAATGAGTGAAGCAACAGGATCCACAGTCCTGCATTCACGCAAGAAAGACACAGATTTTGTTATCTTTAACAAAGACTTCAACGGAACCATGTTGCAGACAATTTATGAAACATTATCAAATAATTTCAGACTTTGTCGATTTAGAATCATGACAATGGCTGGACCATCTGCCTATCATGCACACTGCGATATTTCGCAAAGACTGCACTATGCAGTGGAGACGAATAGAGATTGTATCTTTTTGTTTCCAGAAATTCAACAACAACTTTTTATACCACAGGACGGGTTTGTGTATCAAGTAGATACATGTCATAGGCACACTTTTGTGAATGCTGGTAAAACAACAAGAATTCACTTGCTCCTAAGTCTATTCCCGTAAATATTATGGCATCATTTTTTAAGGAAGGCAATCGTTTGTCCTTCAATGGCTTCAAAGGTACAATTATTAAAATTACAGAAACATATAGAAAGAATGTACTTGTTTTGAAGGTAGCAGAGTACCCTAAGAAGGGGCAATTTTCAAATCAGAAAGTAGAGACTATTGGTATTTTTGAGTACCCGGATGGTACTCTGGAGTTCATGACCGTTATTGATTGACACACTAAAATAATATCTGTATAGTGTTGCTATGACACAATATGTGATAAGTAATACTTCAGTAGGAGAAGTATTATGAAAGTTGAGATCTACGGCGCCAGCTGGTGCACTTTTTGCGAATCAGCGAAGAAGCTGTGCGAATCAAACGCAGTCGAATATGATTACATTGATATCGATGATACTGCTAATATGCGAAGCTTAGAAGAAAGAGTTGGTAGTAAGGTACGTTCAGTTCCGCAAATTTTCAAAGATGGACAACTTGTGCCTGGCGGATTTACTGGACTTAGACAGGAATTAGCTAAAAACTAATTAGAGGATATGCGAAGAAGATCACCGTACGACGAAGATTATGTCTCCGCCAATGGATTTGGTGCCAGATTTCCTAAATCAGGATACAGGAGTTCAAATCTCCTCGGAGGCTCTATTATTTTATTTGATTTCTTTCTGTTTTCCGAAATAGTAAGATATTGTAAGTTGGTTAGGGAATGTGGGCCACCTTTAGAGACAGGTATAATATGGTCAACTTCGTAGCCATCTGGGCAATTTTTATAGAATAATTTGATAGCAGAGAGATCTTCGTCGACTGGTGTTTGATATTTCTTTCTTGCAGCATATCGTGCATATGCCTCTCTTTGTATCATCTTTTTTGCATGCATTTTTTCTTCCTTGGTCTTATATTTTCTTAGGCCTGTTAGAATGATTCTTCTACACTGTTCAGAACAAACTTTTGCATTGTATGTCATTTCATCACATATGGTGCATTTTTTCAATAATTTAGTATATTTTCCGTGGATGGTATGATTTTTTGTATTTTTCGCTGAACAAGATCTTGAACAATATTTATTATATCTTTTTGTGTATGATAAATCGCATTTGCATGTAAAACACATATTGGGTGTTTCGTTGTACTTTATTTCAAAAAGATTTATTCTATTTTTATTCTGAAATAATGCCGCACATGTATTTGAACAGAATTTTTTTATATGGATTTGATTTAGGGACTTCGGATTCTATGCTACAATAGCGGCAATTTATATATTTATTCATGAACATATTTATCATTTAGACGCAGGTTCGATTCCCTTAGGTGGGACCAAATATTGGGCAGAAAGATAAAGGGCTATTAAATAGCCCTTTATCTTTTTTATAACTATTAAGTTACAGCAATACCATTTGAAGTTGCAGATGCTGTTCCATCTGGATTCGTAGCTGTGACAGTGACAGTGACAGTATGTGTTGAGTCGCCAGCAACAAGAAGATAAGTTGTTGCAGTCGCACCAGAAATTGCTACGCCATCACGCTTCCACTGGTAAGCGAATGTGATCGGTGCAGTACCTGTCCATGTATTGGCAGAGATCGATAGTGTCTGTCCGACGGTACCTGTTCCTGTGATAGTCAATGCAGAATTGACTGGAGGAGCTAATATGAGTAGGTCGGCCTGTCCTACCGCAACTGCAGGAAGTGTAGACCAGCTATAGTTACTTACATCCGATACAGCAGGTGCACCAACTTCAGTTGGTACCGTGTTGGCCACGTTATACACTGATAAGCGGAATTGTTGAATCTTTTCGCACGGTAATGCAGAACCACCGAATGGTGTTGCATTGATAAAACACTGGCCCGGCAATAGTGCAGCAGTTGATGCAGCATTTACCATAAAACAGATTTCTGCAGCATGGGCGTCTGCAGCATCACGGACAACATAGGCTTTTGCCCCAGTCTGCTTAACAATATAGCCATTAGTGGCTGTAGTGCCATCGGCAAATTTAATGCCGTTAACTTTGATATGGCGGCTACCATTTGTGACTGGTAGTCCGAACCATTTTCGTTGTATGGATTTTCCCATTTTCTTTCTCCTTGAATAGTTACACCCTTTCGGGGATCTACATTATTCATGAGGAACTATTTCCTTATGATATGTTATTTATCATTTTTATGCTTACAGTTATCGAAGTGCCATCGTTTCATCGAAGTGCAACCACCTTCTTTGTTACAATGTGGGCAGATAATTTTAGTATGGGCCCTGCCTTTATGTTTTTCCCCTATTTTATTTTTTGATTCTTGTGTATGTGTTCTTATCCCTGATATTCCCTTCAGTGGGTTAGGGTGTCCTTTTTGTCCGACTAATCCTTTATTCCACGCTGCCTTTTTATTCTTTTTTCCTTTTCTACCTGCTGCGGCATTTTTTACATGTTCTGCAGATTTGGGCTTACCTGTAGTTGTTTTCTTTATTTTTTCAATAGTTTCGGCGCTTTGTACTCTTGTTGCTGCTTTTGCACTTATTTTCTTTTTTGTTTCTATAGAATGAGTTTTACCGGCGGTAGAGAATTTATTATTTGATCTACTATACATATTTAAGCACAGTTCCTTACCTATATTTTCTATAATAAGAGTTTGTTCCAGGTTGTAGCATTTATTATAATCAACGTCCTCTAAAAGAAATTGAAATTCAAATGATTCTTTACCTAACGTTTTTATAAGATTATGTACTTTCTTTGATGATGTAAAATATCGGATCCAGAAATCTTCCTGAGGTGTTCTTTTTAATTTGACATTTTTACATCGAGAACCATAGTAAAATTGATTGGTGATTTTATTTCGAAGAAAATATGTGTAGGCTAAATACATTTTGCTGATTGCTCCTATAAGCATTAGAGTAGTTGGGAATTCCACGTCCGCGAACTACGCCTATTTATCTTGTTACCGGTTGACATAACACTTTTATTATAGCATAATAGAACTATTATTTAATGCAGGATGTAAGAATGAAACTTAATGTTGCGGTCAATGAGCTTGTATCAGCTAATGTAGGAGTAAGTAGCGAATTTAAGATTAGGTCAACTGCGAAAAGTTTTTCGATCTTAAGTTCAGGCCTGTATAGCAATAAGATTAAGGCTGTTATAAGAGAGTTGAGTACAAATGCCTTGGATTCTCACGTTGGCGCAGGTAAGGCTGATGTCCCATTTGAAGTGC